ATGACGGCAGGTGTTCAGAGCCGCGCTTTCGCAGAAGCCCGCATGGATAATTTTGTTTTCTCTCCGGTTCGCGGGCGAAACCGCGCGAAATCATTCGAATTTGTGCCCGCAGCGCGAGCCGGTATTTCAATGGGGATGAAGATCCCCGAGCCCATCCGCACCATCGTCACCAGCGAAGCCGCGCTGTTCGGCTGGTTCGAGACGGCCCGGCCCGGCGAGCGCTTCACCTATCACATCGGCCACCTGGCAGTGGATCGCGCGCGGGAGACCTCGGGCCTGGCCGCAGGCGCGCGCGAGGCACTCGGCCGCGTCGCCGATCGCGTCATGGCGCTGGCCGGGCAGGAGATGCTGATCGCCGTGCAGCAGCGGCTCGACGATGGCCGCATGGCCTATCTCGCGATCAAGGCGGGCATGCGCGCCGCCAGGACGTGTGCGCGATGACGGCCCGACCGGCACTCGACGACGTCCGGCACATGCCGGTGGGCGACCTGATCGCTCTGCCGGCGGAGCAGCTGGCTCGGCTCCGCCGCGAAGCCCGCATCGCCCGCGAAGCAGCTGCCCGCGTCGAGCAGTGGCTCGGCGGCATCGCCCGGATCCAGGGAGGAGCATGATGGCACTCAAGATCGTCACGGCCGACGAGCGTCTGGCCGAAGCCAACAACAAGACCACCCTCGCGATCTTCGGGCCGAGCGGTGTCGGCAAGACCTCGCTGCTGAAGACGCTGCCCGCGCGAGAGACGCTCTGCATCGATCTCGAAGCGGGCATGAAGTCGGTCCAGGACTGGCCCGGCGACAGCATCCCGGTGCGCACCTTCGCCGACGCGATCGACATCGGCTGCCTCGTCGGCGGCGTCGATCCCGCGGTGCCGCCGGACGGGTTCTTCTCGGATGCCCACTACCAGCACCTGGCGGCGACCAATCCGGATCTGGTCCGCCTGATCGCCTCGAAGCGGATCATCTTCGTCGACAGCATCACCGACCTGACGCGCCAGGCGATGGCATGGGCGCGGATGCGGCCGGAGGCCTTCTCGGAGAAGACCGGCAAGCCCGATACCCGCGGCGCCTACGGGCTGCTCGCGCGCGAGGTCATCGGGCTCCTGAAGCACCTGCAGCACGCGCAGGCGAAGACCGTAATCTTCGTCGGCATACTGGAGAAGGTTACCGACGAGTTCAGCCGCGCCGTCTGGCAGCCGCAGATGGAGGGCGGCAAGGCCGGCCGCGAGCTGCCGGGCATCGTCGACCAGGTCATCAGCATGAGCTTCTTCAGTGCCGACGGCGACGGCTGGCGTCACGAGCCGGAGCGCGGCGAGACCCGGCGCCTGGTCTGCCGCGCTGGCAACCCGTTCGGCCTTCCCGCCAAGGACCGCTCCGGCCGCCTCGATGTGACCGAGCCGCCCGACCTCGGCGCCCTCCTCTCCAAGATCAACGCGACCACGAAAGGATGAATCCCATGACCTTCGACATGAACGACGCCGAGCCGCAGAAGACCGGCGAGCTCATCCCGGACGGCACCTTCGCCAAGGTGGCGATGGCGATCCGCAAGGGCGGCACGGACGGCCAAGCCGAGATCGATCGCGGCCTGCTCAAGGCCTCGAATTCGCCCGGCAGCGACGTGCTCATGCTCGACTGCGAGTTCACCGTGACCGAGGGGCCGCATGCCCGGCGAAAGTTCTGGCAGATGTTCACCGTCCAGGGCGGCAAGGTGGACGAGCATGGTGTTTCGATCGGCTGGAAGATCTCCAAGAGCACCTTCCGCGCCATGATCGACTCGGCACTCGGCCTCGATCCCGCCGACATGAGCGAGGCGGCGAAGGCGAAGCGCATCCTGCGCGGTCTCGCCGACTTGGGCGGCATCACCTTCGTCGCCAAGATCAGGATCGAGCCCTCCGAGGATCCCCGCTATGGCGACAGCAACAAGCTCGACCGCGTGGTCCTGCCGAGCGAGCCGGAATGGCGCAAGGTGATGGACGGCGAGGCCGTGCCTGCGAGCCCGAGCACCCGCGCCCGCCCGAAGTCTCCTGCGCCGGCGGCGCAGCCGGCCTGGAACCAGGCGGCTTCCGCGCAGCCGCCGGCGCAGGCCGCCGCCCCGGCCTGGGCCAACGCAGGTGCGTCCACGCCGCCGCAGCCCGCCGGCAAACCCACCGGGCCCGCCTGGCTCAACAGCTGACCGCCATGACCGATGACGAGTGGCAGGCGCACGTGACGCGCGAAGCGGCAAAGGAGGTCGGCAAATGGCTCGAAGGGCGCGGAAGGCTCAGTCAGCCCATCGCCGCCCTCACCATGGCCGACCTCGAGGCCATGGCCTCGAATGCGATCTCCCGCTTCATCGTCCTGGCCTCGCAGCGGATCAAGGAGCAGCCCGCCGGCAACGAGGACCTGACCCGGCTCTTGCTCGGGTGAGTCTCTGCGCCCTGTGCGGGCGTCAGGCGCGCGGCTTCGGCTACGTCCACCGGCTGCAGTGGGACCGATTTCCGCACCACCGCTTCTGCTCGATGCGCTGCCTCGACGCCGGTTCGGCCCTCGCGAACAGGAACAACGGAATGATCGACAAGACTGAGATGGAGATCCGCGCGATCAAGGATGCCCGCCGCTTCCTGGCCGAGGCGCTGACCGAGCTCGGCCTGATGGCGCCCTTTCATGACCGCAGCGCGGCCGAGATCGACCGCATCATCGAGGCCTGCATCGATGGGTTCCAGGAGTCGATGCAGCGCCAGGCGGCCGAGAAGCGGACCCGCGATGACGATTTGAACGACCCTTTGCCCTTCTAGACGACGAAGCAGACCGATGATGTCTGGAGAGATTTGGCGCGTGGTCCCGAGCCTGCCTGACGTGCTCGTCAGCAGCGAGGGGCGCGTCATGATGATTCCCTACCGCGGGTCGATGCCGAAGGGCGGCGATCGTCCCTATGGCGGAAAGCCGACCTTCGGTGTTTGGAACAAGGCCGACGGCCGCTTCATCGTCACCATTCGTGGCCACACCTACAAGGTCGCCCGCCTGGTGGCGGAGGCATTCCATGGCCCCGCACCGTCTGAAGATGCCGTCGTGATGCATCTCGATGAGAATGCCGCAAACAATCGCGCCGACAATCTCCGTTGGGGTACGCAGAAGGAGAATCTCAACGCCCCGGGCTTTCTGAACTACTGCCGCTCACGCACCGGCGATGACAGCCCGATCATCAAGGGACGCCGCAGGAGGGGTTCCGGATGATCGACTTCAACCACGGCTCCGGCTTCGTCTACGGCGGTTTCGCCATTGAGCATGTCGCGACCCGCATCAATGCACTCATCGACGGCGCCCTCGTCGAGCGCCATCGCCGGCAGGCGCCGCGCGACTATCTCGGCGGAAGCCGCATCGGCGAGCCCTGTGCGCGACGGCTCGTCTATGAGATCGGCCATGTACCGCCGGACGAGGGCCGCGCGTTCGACGGCACCATTTTGCGCATCTTCGAGGCCGGTCATCGCTTCGAGACGCTGTCGATCGGCTGGCTGCGCGCCGCGGGCTTCGATCTCCGGACAGAGCGCCGCGACGGCGGCCAGTTCGGCTTCTCGGCTGCCGGTGGCCGGCTGCGCGGCCATATCGACGGCGTCATCGTCGACGGGCCCGATGTCGGCATCGCCTGGCCGGCTCTTTGGGAGCACAAGGCGCTCAACGCCAAATCCTGGAACGACCTGGTCAAGCGGGGGCTCAAGGTCTCGAAGCCGGTCTATTTCGCGCAGGTCCAGCTCTACATGGCCTACATGGAGCTCGCGGTCGCCCTCTTCACGGCGATCAACAAGGACACCCAGGCGCTCTATCACGAAGCCGTCGCCTTCGATCCGGCCGAGGCCCAGGGGCTCTCCGACAAGGCGGTCGAGATCATTCGCGCCGCGGAAGCCGGGGAGCTGCCGCCGCGCATCGCCTCAGCGTCCGACTTCTATCTCTGCCGCCTCTGTCCTTATCAGCGACGCTGCTGGGAGGGCGCGCCATGACCTTCACGCCCTCCGCGCTCCAGGCGAAGGCCATCGAAGCCATCAAGGACTGGTTCACGAACCGCACGGCGGAGAACCAGGTATTCCGGGTCTTCGGCTATGCGGGGACCGGAAAGACGACCATCACGAAGCACGCCATTGCCGAGCTGGGACTGGACGAGGGCATCCTCTACGCCGCCTTCACCGGCAAGGCGGCGCTGGTCATGACCCGCAAGGGCACGCCGGCTTCGACCATCCATTCGCTGATCTACCGCGTCTCGGAGGCGACCCCGGCCGAGATCGAGCGGATCAAGCAGGAGATCGCCGACCTCAAGGCGAAGCTGCCCACCATGGGCACCGCCGAGCGCCTGTTTGCCGACACGCAGCTGCGCTCGCTCGAGCTCCGCCTTGCCGACATCCACAAGCCGCGCTTCGTGCTGAACGAGCAGTCGGCCCTGCGCGACGCCAAGCTCCTCGTGCTCGACGAGGTGTCGATGGTCGGCGACGACATGGCGCGCGACCTCCTCGCCTTCGGCAAGCCCATCCTGGTGCTGGGTGACCCCGGCCAGCTCCCGCCGGTCAAGGGTGAAGGCGCCTTCACCAAGGACGCGCCCGACGTCCTCCTCACCGAGGTGCACCGGCAGGCCGGCGACAGCGCCATCATCCGCCTGGCCACGCTCGCGCGCGAAGGCAGGCCGATCCCCTACGGCGAGCACGATGCCTTCGTGTGGAAGATGCGCAGGCACGATGTTGCGCCCGAGCAGATGCTGCGCGGCGGCCAGGTCATCTGTGGCAGAAACGCGACCCGCATCCAGCTCAACCTTGCCATGAAGCGCGCGGCCGGCTTCGAGGGCGTCTATCCCATCGGGCGCGGCGAGAAGATCATCTGCCTCAAGAACCGCAACGATCTCGGCCTCGTCAACGGCATGTTCCTCGACCTCACCGAGATCGAGGACGAGGACGAACTCTCCTTCACCGCGGTCATCGACACCGAGGATGGCGAGAAGATCGGCGGCGCCAACGGAACACGCGAGCGTTTCCGCATCTATAAGGGGCATTTCGACGAGCACGTCGCGCCCGACCGCGAGCGTGAGCGGCGCGATCACTGGAAGAAGAAGACGCTGATCGAGGCGGTGTGGGGCTGGGCCATCACCTGCCACAAGTCGCAGGGCTCGCAATGGGAGAACGTGATCGTCTTCGACGACGGTCTCGCGCGTGACCCCGAGGACCGCGCCCGCTGGCTCTACACCGCCATCACCCGCGCCGAGCGCGGCCTCGTGATCCTCGACTGAGGCGCGCGCATGATCGATCTCAACGACGCGAGCGCCCCTCCGCCCCGCTTCGATCTCGACGCGATCGCCGCGCGCCTGCGCGACACTGCGGCGGTCTGGGTGCCGCAGCATTTCCCGAACGGGAGGCGGGAAGGCGACGAATGGCGGCTCGCCAACATCCGTGGCGATGCCCCGCGCAAGAACGGCTCCTGCGTCATCGCGCTCAAGGGCGAGCGCGCCGGCGACTGGATCGACTTCGACGGCGGCAGTGGCGGCGGGCCGCTCAGCACGCTTGCAGAGGCGACCGGCTATGCCGGGCACCAGCTGTTCGCCTATGCGGCCGAGCTGGCGGGCGAAGCCCCATTTGCGGCACGCCCGAGAAAGAAGGCTCCGCGCCAATCATCCGACGACGTGGCGCGCGAGATCGCCTTCATCCTGTCGGGCACGCGCCCGATCGCGGGCACCCATGCGGAGCGCTATCTCACCGCCCGCGGCCTCATGCCGCTGTCATCGCCCGATCTCCTCTTCCATGACGATCTCACCCATTGGGAGGCGAAGCGCGGCTATCCCGGCATGGTCGCGATCGTGCGCGATGCCGGCGGCGCGCAGATCGCGCTCCATCGCACCTATCTCGACCCCGAGAAGCCCGCCAAGGTCGACGTCGCGCCTGCGCGCAAGACGCTCGGACCGGTCGGCGGCGGCGCGGTGCGGCTGGCCGAACCGCGCGACGGCCTCATCGCCCTCGCGGAAGGCATCGAGACGGCGCTCGCGGTGATGACCGCATGCTCGGACCTGCCCGCCTGGGCAACGCTGTCCGCACCCGGGTTGGAAAGCGTCGCTCTGCCGCCCGGGATCACGCAGGTGCTGCTGCTCGCCGACCATGACAAGGCAGGACGCCGCGCCGCCGAGACAGCCGCCGCGAAGCTTGCGATGGAGGGCCGCGAGGTCTGCATCGCGCTGCCGCCTCGCGAAGGCGACGACTTCAATGACCTGCTCCTGCGCGAAGGCCCAGAAGCGGTCAGGGCTGCCATAGACGCCGCCGTGGCCTGGGGTGGAGACGATGCGGTGCCGGCCGGCGACGAGGGCGCCCAACAGCTCGAGATGGATCCCGTCATCGGCGCCACGGCGCCGGAACCCGACGAGGTGGCGCGCACGGCCGCTACCTATCCGCTGCCCTTCATCGAGGGCGTTGAGCTTCGCTACTTCCGCACGCGCAAGGGAGACGTCCTCGTCCACCGCAATGCCGGCAAGGACAAGGACGGCCATACCATCTGGCGCGTGGTCGCGAGCCCCTTCGGCATCCCCGCCCGGCTGCGCTATCTCGACCAGGAGGGGACCTATGGCCTGCGCCTGCTCGTGCGCGACATGCAGGGCGGGCCGCGCGCCGTCGACTTGCCGCGCGCCGGCCTCGCCCGCCAGGGTGCGCAGGAGATCCGCTCCGCCCTCTTCGCCGCGGGCCTGCGCAGCTATGGCGATGGCGACCAGGTCGCGCTGGCGGTCCTCAAGGCGGCCGATCCGCGAGACGAGATCCTGGTCGTCAGCCGGCCCGGCTGGCACCGGCTCGATGGCTGCGACCACCCTGTCTTCGTGACGCCGGCCGGCCGCGCGATCGGCGATGCGCCGGCTTCCACGCTGGAGCTTGTCGCCAACGCCCGATACGACACCGTGCGCGGCAGCCTCGACGGCTGGAAGGCCGCGGCGGCCGCCGCCGCATCCGTGAAGGGCTGTCCGCATTTCCTCCTCGGCGTGCTCGCCGGATTCTGCGGTGTCGTGCAGTCGCTCGCCGGCCTCGACAGCTGCGGCATCAATCTCTCCGGCCTCTCGTCGAGCGGCAAGACCACCGCCCAGCGCCTCGCCGTGTCCGCCTGGACCTCGACAGCCATCGGTGCCGGACTGCTCCAGTCGATGCGCTCGACCGAGAACGCCATCGAGGTCTTCGCCCAGGCGGCGAGCGGCACCGTCCTTGCCCTCGACGAGCTCGCCCATGCCGACGGCCGGGCAATCGCCAAGCTCATCTACGCCATCGCCGGCGGCCAGGGGAAGGCGCGCATGACGGCCGGTGCCATCCTTAAGCAGCGCTATGCCTGGTCCACCTATGCGCTGCTCTCCAGCGAGTGCTCCCTGGAGGAGAAGGTGCGCGCCGACGGCGCGTCCTGGATCGCCGGCATGGCGGTGCGCATCCTCGACGTCGACGTGACGGAAGTGGACCGCTCGGTGCCGGTGGCGAGGCTCAAGGCGATCGCCGACGCCGAGAGCCACTGCGGCCATGCCGGCCCCGCCTTCGTCGAGCGGCTGGTCGCGGCCAGGCTGCACCATGCGCCCGACGCGCTGCGCGACCGCATTCTCGAACAGGCGCGCGAGCTTGCCGGCGATCGTGCCGATTCCGCACGGCTCCGGGCCGCGACCTGCCTTGCTCTCCCGCTCGTCGCCGGCAGGCTCGCCCAGGACTTCGATCTCCTGCCCTGGTCGATCGACATCGAAGCGCCGGTCCGCTGGGCCTGGGAGCGCTTCGAGAAATCCTCCGATGCCGAGGCGCTCACCCCCGACGAGCAGGCGATCGCGAGCCTGCGCGCCTGGATCGCGGAACGCTGGGACGTCACCATCAAATCCGTCGACATCGGCGTCGAGAGCTTCGACCGCAAGCTCAACAATCGCGAAGCCGTCGCCTGGTATGACGACGCGGCCATCTACGTGCCCGCCCAGCGACTGCGCGAAGCGGCGGGCGAGACGCTGAAGGCCCAGCAGATCGTCAAGGCGCTCGCCGACCGGGACCTGCTGGCGGCGCGCCAGGATCAGCGGCGGGCCACCGTGCGATGGGTCCCGAAGATCGGCCGCATCGACGCCTACGCGCTCAAGCGCTCCGAGTTCGGCCGCCGCTCGGCGTGGGCCGATCACGGAATGCAGGAGGACGAGGCATGACGGGGCGCGCCCATCCGCGCACGCGCGCTGTGGCAACCGTGGCCAGTGTGGCCACGCCTAAGCGTGTGGCCATTGTGGCACCTGTGGCCAGTGCCGCCGCACTCGGCCATGTGGCCACTGTGGCACCTGTGGCCACTCCGCCCGCGTCGGCCGCCGCAGCAGGCATTCCAGTGGCCACACTTGCCACACGGCAAATCGCTGTGGCCACTGTTAACGCATTGATGAACAAGGGCAGTTGCCACACTTTCCACCGTGGCCACAGCTGGGGGACAGATATAGGGGAAGAGAGGCTCTTCCGTTCTTGCGGGAAGGTGCGGAGGGGTCGCGCGTCAATTTTATCTCTAGGAAGTGGAAAGTGTGGCAAGTGTGGCCACTCGCCTTTGTCTTCAAAGGCTTATCAGTGGCCACATGAAATTCCGATGTGGCAACTGTGGCCACTGGCGAAGATCGCCCGCCCTTCCACACATCTCCGCCGTCGCCGGTCATCGACGCTGCCCCTTGTGGCGACGAGCGCGCCGCCACGGCAAAGAGTCCGCGATCCTCCTGCCGATCGGTGATCCCGAGCCAAGCGGACGACGACGGCCAGCTCCGCCAAGAACCAGACCGTCGCCGTCCTGACCACAACAATCCCGATCACGGAGACCATCATGGCTTCGACGACTCTGACCGCGGCGTGTGCGGATGCAAGCCTGCCGGCGGTCGGCCTGGCGCCGCCGCTCAGCGCCATCCTCTCTCTCGACCTCGGCACCACCATGGGATGGGCCGTGCGCATGGCCGACGGAGCCATTCACAGTGGCGCTGTCTCCTTCCGCCCGAGCCGCTATGACGGCGGCGGCATGCGCTACCTGCGCTTCCGCAGCTGGCTCGACGGCCTTGCCGCCGATGCCGGTGGTCCCGACGCGGTCTACTTCGAGGAAGTCCGGCGGCATGCCGGCACCGATGCGGCGCATCTCTACGGCGGCTTTCTGGCGACACTGACCGCCTGGTGCGAACAGCGCGGCCTCGCTTACGAGGGTGTGCCTGTCGGGACCATCAAGCGCCACGTCACCGGCAAGGGCAACGCGGACAAGGCGGCGGTGCTGGCTGCGATCCGTGCACGCGGCTTTGCGCCCACCGACGACAACGAGGCCGACGCCATCGCCATCCTGCTCTGGGCGATCGAGACGGGCGGAGGCGTGCGATGACCGCCGAGATGCTGCTGAAGCACGCGGCCGCGGTGGTCGCCAATCGGCGTGAGACCTACGGCTGTCCCCGCACCAGCATGGAAGCGATCGCGAAGCGCTGGTCGCTCACTCTCGGGCACACGGTGACGCCGGCGCAGGTGGCGCTCTGCCTCATCGACATGAAGCTCGCGCGCCTCGCTCACGATCCGGCGCACCTCGACAGCATGGTCGATGTCGCCGGCTATGCCGCCGTCCTGCGAGAGGTGGCGCGGTGAGGTGGTTCCCGAAGGGCTATGGCGGCGAGCGCCGATCCGCCGAGGAGATCAAGCGCGCGGGCTGGCGCGAGCAAGGCCTGCTGGTGGTGAGCGCCGAGGACCAGCGACTCACCTGGCCCGAGCGCGAGCTCATCCGCCAGCTCGGCGAGAAGCTCTATGGCCGGCGCGCATCCCAGGAGGCGCGCCATGGCTGAGACGCACTGGACGCCCTCGCTGGTCGAGGAGCGGCTCACCGAGGCGGCAAGCGTGTTGAAGCGGCTGCCCGAGCCGAAGCTGCAGGGCTACTACAATCTCTGGCCACGGATCATTTACGAGTTCAGTGATCTGGTGGGACAGGAGCCCAGGCCGATGCGTGTGCTGCCGTCGCCCGCAGCGATCAGCCGCATGGAGGAAACGCTGGACTGGACGATCGGCCTCGACCCGGCCGACGCCAGGATCGTCTGGCTCCGCGCTGCGGGCGAACGCTGGAAAACGATCTGCTGGAAGGTGGGACTGCAGCGCTCCGCCGCCCATGAGCACTGGCTCTATGCGCTCTGCGTGATCGCGTGGCGGCTCAATGGGCGGCGGCTCAATCGCAATCATTCGCGGCGCAGAGTGATCGAGATGACCGGAGCGGCGAAGTCTTGAGAAGCAAAGAGAAAGGTGTCCGGCGGACACTTTTCGCTCGGACAAAATCGGTCGGTTCCGATAGGGTGACCAAGCATCCTGGATCATTGCGTCACGCGCTGGTCTGCCCCGTCCGGGGGGACGAGGACGGCTCCTCTGTGTCAAGGATTGATGCCAAAGGACCGGGTTCGACTGATCCAGCCAGAGCAGAACACCGTGCCGCGCAAGCATCGGGGCGCTCACGCCGAGATGATCGCGGCGTGCTGGCTGATGGAGCATGGCTGGGATGTCTTCCGGAACCTTTCACCTCACGGGCCGGTCGACCTGGTTGCGATCAAGGGAGATCAGGTGCGCCTCTTCGACGTGAAGCTGTGCAATTTCCGGCCACGGGAAACTGGCGGCTGGCAGGTTGCTGGCCCGGTCCTCAAGTGGAGCCAGGCGGCCCTTGGTGTCGAGCCGATCTTCGTGACGCCTGACGGGCTGTGCGCGTTCGACCGGCGAGCGTTCGAGGCTCTGTGCGAGGGCCTCCTCGATTAGGTTGTGATTGGACTGAGGCGAACCGAGCGCGAGCTTCGACCTCTTTCAGGGGCGCTGAGGCATGTGATGAAACGGCTGTCATCAGCCGCACGTACAGCCGTTTCATGACATCGCTCGTCAGACCTTCCCCATGGACGCAAAGCGATCGATGACGAGCTTGGTCTCGCGGTCGATGACGTCGACCACCCGGGCGATGACCGGTCGATCCTTGCCTTCGGCAGCAAACCGTCGTTGCACATCGCGCGCGGCTTGAGGCAGAGCTCGCGCAAGATCGAGCAGCCGGCGGCGGACCTGCGGAAAGGCGAGTCCCGCCTCCTTGGCGAAGTGCTCCCAGTGGCGGGGGTAGATCGCGCCTGTTTCGTCTTTGCCGCCGATCTTCATGGCGAGCCGCGGTGAGAGGCCAGGGTATACGTCCGTCGAGAGGACGTCATAGAGCGGCGCGAGCTGCACGCCGTCGTCGGTGAACAGCAGGGAGTAGTTCTTGCCGTGCGCGTCGCGGTTGCCGACGAAGAGATTGAACAGCACGGCGTCGAGGAGACGGGCCAGGTCCACGACGGGACGCGCGGCGGCGTTCCGCACGAGCTCGAAGCATTGGCGTAAGCTTGGGCCGCCTTCGGACTGGTACTTCAGCTCAGGCACGATGCCGAGGGCCTGGCAGAAATCCTCCTGGTGCAGCCGGCGGACGGCGCCGTCTCTTCCCCGAATCCGGTCATAGCGGGCGACAAGCAGAAAGGGACGGTCGCCGACCGCGCGAATCTCCGCCGCGGCGACGTCGAGCCCGATGGCCTTGGCGAGCGCGAGGCAGAACCCCTCGTTGAAGACCGTATCCTCGAAGCGCCGGATCGGAGGCTTCAGAATGTGCGTGCTCGGCGCGCCATGGAGCGGCAGGGCGATCCGTCCGTCGACGACGAGAACGGGCAGCTTGTCCTGCGCGCCGGCGAGGCTGAGGCGCACGCCTTCTTCACCGGCGAGCAGAGGCCGATCGGGAAGCACATCGAGAATGCGCCTTGATTCGCCGTCATCGAGAAGCCTGTAGTCGGCCTCCTTGGAAACAGGCGGCGGCGTCTCACCGGCATGAAGAAGCGTGATGGCGCCGGCGCATTCGCCGCCGATCCGGTCGAGCAGTGCGAAGTCGTTGCGATCCGAGACGCCGAGCGCGCGCGCCACGAGCTCACGCTTCTCGGCCTCCGGCAGGAGGCCCGCGAAGAAAGGGCGCGTTTCCCGGTGATTGAAGGGCTCTGATCTGAGCGGGAGAGACCACGAGATGGGAACGCTTGCCGGGTCGGCCAGCCAGGCCTCGTGATAGGTGAAGCGAAGCTGACCGGACTCGTCCTGCACCAGCGTGCCCACGAGCCGCTGCTCGAAATAGACCTCAAGCTCTCGGGCCATGGGCGCGGTCCTTGTCCTTCAGTGTGGGTGGCATCGTCAGTTCGAGGGAGCAGCCGAGCGTTCGGAGCACCTGGAGCACCTTGCCGATCTGGGCGGTGGACTTGCCCTGCTCCAGCTCGATGATGAAACGGCGGTTCGTGCCGGAGGTGAGGGCGAGCTGGTCCTGCGTGACGCCGAGCGCGCGGCGTGCTTCGCGCACGACGTTGCCCAAGCTTTTGCTGTCCGTGATCTTCATGGTCATGTTCCCGACCGGGAACATCTGGCTGAGATCGACCCTCGTCCTTGCCGAATGTTCCCGCTCGGGCACATTATCCCATGGCTGCCGCGTCATCAAGCAGAATGTTACCGTTCGGGAACATCCAATTCGACACCCGAATGCACCCAAATCGGCCTAACCCTTTGAAATCACGGGTCCCCCCTGGCCGAGATCGTATGCTGGCGGCAATGGCCCGGAAGTTTGCTACCGCCAGCGGCAAAATCTGAGTTACCAGTTACCACTGAGCCCGCGGCTCGTCGCACGCATTAAGGCCGTGTTCGCGCGGGCTTGGCGCGTCTCCCGAATGGGAGCCCGCCCCGGTAACCGTCCGCGGCGGTTACCACTCTCCGGTTACCACCCCGTCCATCCGGATTCCGAGGTCCATGTCGCCACGGCTGCCCGACGCGGTTGGGTGATGACCGGGCTCGTCCTGCGGACCCCTTGCCTTGTTCCCCGGCGGCCACCGGGGATGAGACGCGACCATGTGCGATCCGAGCTTCATCGGGTCCGGTGGTCGCATTCGTGTGACCCCCTGACTCGCGTCCGGGGCGTGGCCGCGCCGGACCCGATGGAGACCAACATGGCAGCAGTCAAGGAAACGACCCAGATCGAGCTTCCGCCGCTCAACCTGGAAATCATCGAAGTTACCCTTGTCGGCGACACCCCGCTGATCTCGCACGCCTGGTCGGAGAAGGCCAAGCGCGAGATGCTGGGCAAGCAGATGAAGCTGGCCAAGCCGGCTAAGGAGGCGAAGGACCCGCGCGAGGACTTTCAGCAGAGCCTCTATCGGATCGAAGGCGGCGGCTATGGCTTCCCGTCGGTCGCATTCAAGGCGGCAGCCGTCACCGCCTGCACTTCGGTTGCCGGCATCACCAAGGTGGCGGCGCGCCAGGCGTTCCATGTGGTGGGCGCGCAATCGGCAGTGCGCGGCGCCTTCAACGGCGCGCTGATGCGCATGGACCTGGTGCGCATTCTGGGATCGGAGCCGGAGATGCGCGAGGACATGGTGCGGATCGCCATGGGCACTGCCGACATCCGCTACCGCGGGCAGTTCTGGCCCTGGCATGCCACGGTGCGGGTGCGCTTCAACGCCAATGTGCTGAGCGCGGCGCAGATCGTGAACCTGTTCAACACGGCGGGGTTCGGTGTGGGCATCGGCGAGTGGCGTCCCGAGAAGGACGGCCAGTTCGGCATGTTCCATGTGGCGACCGCCGATGAGCTGCAGCGCCTCGTTGCGGAGGCCGCGTGATGGATAGGCTCGAATATGCCTGGCGTGACGGTGCGCGACTGCAGAAGGGCGCACGGGTGGCGGCGCAAGTGGTGGGCGCGCGGCTGGAACAATTGCGCATTGCAGGAGACGGTGAACTGACGCCGGAGGTTGTCATAGCGGATGCTCGTCATTCGGCTTCGCCGCTGCATTCGCTGTTCGAATGGGACGACACGGAGGCCGCCCGTCAATATCGCCTGGTGCAGGCGCGCGCTCTGATCCGCTCGGTGGTCGTGCGCTACCGGGCCGCTCCCGGCGATGGCGCGCGCAGCGTCGTCGCCTTCGTGAATGTGAAAGACGGCGACCGCCAGTACTACACCGCGACCGCCCTTGCATTGTCGGATCCCGAGCGGCGGGCCATCGTGTTGCGCCAGGCCTGGGAGGATTTCCAGATGCTGCGCAAGCGCTACGCGCAACTGACCGAGTTCGCCCAACTGTTCGCGGCGCTCGATGAGATCGAGCGGGCATTGCCGCCGCTGGCGGCGTGACTTCTCAATGGCGTGGCTAGGCTAGGTCTGGCACCGTCGGCGGGGCGCAGCAAGGCCTGGGTCGGGCATGGCTGGCGGTGTTTGGCATGATCGGGCTGGTCCAGGCGTGGTGAGGCTTGGCACGGCAGGCGCCGCATGGCTGGTTCTGGTCCGGAAGGGCCGGGCAAGCCTGGGCGGGGCAAGTCATGGCCGGCATGGCGTGTCGAGGTTGGCGGGGCTGCGCACGGCAAGGCGGCTTGCCACGGACTGATCCAAACAACCATGCGTGATCTTCGCTTTCAGGCCTCGGCCATCGAGCAGTGGCCGATCGAGAAGCTTGTGGCCTATGCGGCAAACGCCAGGACCCACGACGAGCGCCAGATCGGCCTCCTGGCGGGAAGCCTGGTGGAATATGGCTGGCTGGTGCCCTGCTTGGTTGACGACGAGGGCACGCTGATCGCGGGGCATGGCCGCGTGCTGGCGGCGCAGCGTCTCGGCCTTAAGAGCGTGCCGGTGATCCGGATCTCGCATCTCACGCCGGCTCAGCGCCGCGCCTATCGCCTTGCCGACAACAAGCTCACCGAGCTCGGCGGCTGGAACGAGGACCTGCTCGCGGCGGAACTGCATGCGCTGAACGGCGAGGGCTTCGATCTCGACGGCCTCGGCTTCGACGAGGCCGAGCTCGACCGGCTGATGGCGCCGCTCGACGACACGGATGCAATGTCGCCGGACGGCGACTCCGGCGAAAACGATGACGCCGCTGACGAAGCGCCCGAGCCGCCGCGCAACCCGGTCAGCCGGCCGGGCGATCTCTGGCGGCTCGGCGATCATCGCCTGCTCTGCGGCGACAGCACGGACGCGAAGTCTGTTGCCCGGATCATGGACGGCGAGCGCGCGTCGCTGCTGTTCACGAGCCCACCCTACGGCAACCAGCGGAACTACACCACCGGTGGGATCGGCGATTGGGACGCCCTGATGCGCGGCGTCTTCGACAACCTCGACGAGGTGATAGCCGAGGATGGCCAGGTGCTCGTCAACCTCGGCCTCGTCCACCGCGACAACGAGTGGCAGCCCTATTGGGAATCCTGGCTCGACTGGATGCGAGCTCAGGGCTGGCGGCGCTTCGGCCTTTACGTCTGGGACCAGGGGCCCGGACTTCCCGGCGACTGGAACGGGCGTCTGGCGCCCGCATTCGAGTTCGTGTTCCACTTCAATCGCAAGCCGCGCAAGCCGAACAAGATCGTGCCCTGCAAATGGGCCGGCCACATCAACGACGCCCATGGCGGCATGCGGGGCAAGGACGGGACGGTGGGCGCGTGGACCCATGCCGGCCAGGGCGTCCAGGAGACGCGCATCCCCGACAACGTCATCCGCATCATGCGACACAAGGCGCGTGGGCTAGAGACCGAGCACCCGGCGGTGTTCCCGGTGGCGCTGCCCGAGTTCGGGATGCACGCCTACAGCAATGAAGGCGATATCGTCTACGAGCCGTTCGCGGGCTCGGGCACCAGCATCATCGCCGGCGAGCGGACCGGCCGGCAGGTGAGAGCGATCGAGCTTGCCCCGGAATATGTGGACGTCGCGCTTCTGCGGTGGCGGCAGCTCTTCCCCGATCAGCCAGCGATCCTCGATGGCGGGACCGAAGACTTCGAAGCGGTCGCAAGGCAGCGCGGCGTTGGGCTTGCGCCGATCTCTTGAGGGGCAGGCAATCCGGAGCGGCGCCGGCGCGGCCGGCATGGCGCGTCGAGGCTTGGCGGGGTTTGGCAAGGCATCGCCCGGCTGTCCTGGTCGTCCGCCTGTGAGCCCATCATGAAAGACCTTCGCTTCCAGTCCTCGGCGATCGAGCTTTGGCCAGTCGACCGGCTCATCCCCTATGCGGGCAACGCGCGTGTGCACGGCGAGGATCAGGTGGCAAGGCTTGCCGAAAGCCTCGTGCGCTTCGGCTGGACCGCACCCTGCCTTGTCGATGAACGCGGTGTGCTGGTCGCCGGTCACGGCCGGCTGCTTGCGGCCCGGAAGATCGGGCTCAGGGAAGTGCCGGTCATCCGCCTCGACCACTTGAGCGACGCGGAGGCGCGTGCCTACCGCATCGCCGACAACAAGCTGACCGAGCTTGCCGGCTGGGATGACGCGATGCTCGCAGCTGAGCTAGGGCGGCTCAAGGAGGACGGGATCGACCTCGATCTCCTCGGCTTTGGCGAGGACGAGCTCGACCGCCTGCTCGACGACCTGAACGGGCCCAATGGCGGCACGGACGGTGAGGACGTCGTCCCGGAGCCGCCGGCGGATCCCGTCACACGCCCGGGCGACCTCTGGCTGCTTGGCAAGCATCGGCTGCTCTGCGGCGACGCCACGAGCGCCGCCGATGTCGAGCGACTGCTCGCGGGTGCGGTCCCGCACCTGATGGTGACGGACCCGCCCTACGGGGTCGAGTACGACCCGGCTTGGCGCAACGAAGCGGGCGTATCCGCCACCGCGCGCACGGGCCGGGTCTCGAACGATGACCGCGCCGACTGGCGCGAGGCCTGGGCGCTGTTCCCCGGCGACGTGGCCTACGTGTGGCATGCGGGCGTCCATGCCCGCACCGTGGCGGAGAGCCTGGAAGCGAGTGGGCTGATGATCCGCTCGCAGATCATCTGGGCGAAGCCGCGCTTCGTGCTCGGCCGCGGCGACTATCACTGGCAGCACGAGCCGTGCTTCTACGCGGTCCGCAAGGGCGCGAACGGGCACTGGCAGGGCGCGCGCGACCAGTCGACGCTGTGGACGATCCCCTGGTCAAGCCAGGGGACCAGCGGCGGCGACGAGGACGAAGCAACCACACACGGCACGCAGAAGCCGGTCGAGTGCATGCGCCGGCCGATCGTCAACAACAGCAGGCGCGGCGATCTCGTCTACGAGCCCTTCGCCGGCAGCGGCTCGACGATCATCGCAGCGGAGAGCACGGGGCGATCCTGCCTCGCGCTGGAGATCGATCCGCGCTACTGCGACGTCATCGTCGAGCGCTGGCAGGCGTTCACGGGATCGGCCGCGATCCTCGACGGCAGCGATCGAACCTTTGCGGACATGAAGGCCGAGCGGACGGCAGCGTGAAGCAGTCACGCATCATGTCGCTGGCCGAGGCGATCGCCAACGTGGCCGTCGGTTTCGGCGTGGCGGTGCTGGCCCAGATCGCGGTGTTCCCCCTGTTCGGGCTCGAAGTGTCCTTCTCGGACAACTTGACCATAGGCGCGATCTTCACGGGCGTGTCGATCGTGCGCTCCTACGCGCTGCGCCGGCTGTTCGAAGCGATCCGTATCCGGCGCAGTGAGACGACCACCGCCGGGCGATAAACCCGGCGGTGGGTTGTGGCAGAGCGGCTCAGCTCAGCGGCTGGCCGCGGTAGCGGTGGATGAGCCGCTGGACGGTGTCCTCATCGCTCTCGCCGGGAAGGCGATGCGCCTCGAGCCGCTCGTAGGTGTCGTCCTCGATCGGCACCAGCCAGGTGCCGTCCGGCTGCCGCGTCGCCGTCGAGCGGAAGGGCAGGAGGGCGAGCGCGGCAATGGCGCGGTAGGTGGCGTCGCTGACGCGGATGGTGCGCATGGGCGGACCTCACGCTTCGCCCAGGAACCGCGCGCGGAGGGCCGCCGCGACCGGCCGACTCTCGGCCACGGTGCGGCCGGCGTGCAGGGCGCCGGCCTTGCCGATGTAGTAGAAGCCGGCTTTGCCGGCCTCGCGGGTGACCACCGCGTACTTGGTGGTGCGGGCGTCCTCGACGATGCGCTCGCCGCGGGCGGTGAGCGCCGCGACGAGACGGTCATGAATGGTCCTGGCTTGCGTCGTCACCGCGTTCGCCTTTTCGAGGTCGCGCTGGACCTCGTCGAGGCTGCGCAGCGGCCGCAGGAGATAGGGGCTGACGCTCGAAGGATGCTTGTCGCTCATGGGATCGATCCTCCGCTTCCTGCGGCGTCTCACGCCTGGATCCGGTAGACGCGGCCGCGTCCGTCGACCTTTTCCGAGGTCACGTCGAGCCCGAGCTTCTTCTTGAGCGCGCCGGCGATGGCACCGCGCACGGTGTGAGCCTGCCAGCCGAAGGCGGCGACGATCTCCTCGATGCTGGCGCCCTCCGGGCGCTTCAGCATGCCGATTAGCTGCGCCTGCTTGCTGCCCTCGCGGGTCTTGCGCGCCGTCGCGCCCGTGGGCGCCACGGGCGCGGGCTCCGCAGGCTCCGTGGCCTCGGCGGCGGCTGTCTCGTCCGTGCCCGCCGTGTCGCCCGTAAGCGTGTCGTCGGGCTCGATGCCGAGGGCTTCGAAGGCGGTGCGGGTCGCGCGCAGGGTCAGGGGCGCACCCTCGTCGTCGTAGCGCCAGATGGTGTCGTCGGCCCGCCCCGGAATCTCTTCGAGGAGCCCCCTGGTGAGGAGGCTCTTGAGCACATTGCCGATGGCATTGCCCTTGAGCTTGAGGGTGACGGGAAAGACGAACGCGTCCGGCCGCTGGCAGGCGGTCGAAAGGACGACGAGCTGAGAATCGGAAAGCTTCGGAGTCATGGGGCAGTCCTTCTACTGAAGGGGGCCGGGACCATCCTGGCCCTCCTACTGCCCCGAGCCCCGCCGGCTCCGCCGGTCGGGGCGCCTTGGGGACGGCGATCGGCTACTCGGCGGCTTCGGCCATGATCTCGAAGTGCGTGACGAAGCCGGTCAGATAAGGAAGCCCGCGCGGGATCCCGGTCTCGCGCGATGTCCGGCGGTCGATCCGCCATGCCAGCCAGCGGGCAACCGCAGCCTCGATCGCGGCTTCGAGTGCCTGTCCGGTGGACAGGCCATTCGCGACATCGTCGGCGAAGTGGCGTCCGTGGCGGCTGTCGAGGAAATCGCGGACCGCCCAATCGGGACAGCCCGTGGCGGTGCGCACCGTCTTCGTCGCGAGCGCCCAGGCCTCCTCCTGCCGGGCGTGATGGCGGATGGTCCCGAAGAAGCCCCAGTCGGGGTTGGCGGTCGGAAGGATGGTGGTCATGGCGGTCTCCATCGCGTGATCGTGCCGTCATAGAGGCGCTGCTTCGACCCGGAGCCAAGCGGATAAGTGCATTATTTGATTGCTTTTTCCGGGCCAGAGCGATCATCGGACCAAGGTGATGGGGATCTCGATCCGCGCCTATGCGAGGGCCCGCGGCGTCAGCCACGTGGCGGTGCTCAAGGCCGCCAAGGCCGGCCGCATTCCGGTGGAGCCGGACGGCACCATCGATTCCGCCAAGGCCGATGCCGCCTGGGTGCGATCGACGGAACCCGGACGGTCGCGTGCAAAGCCCGAGAAGCTGAAGCCCGTCGCCGAAGCGGCGGTCGGGTCGGTGCGGGAGACGCTCAAGGAGCAGGGCCTGCCCGCGAGCGGCAGCGTGACCTTCGTGCAGGCGCGCACCGCCCACGAGATCGCCAAGGCGCATCTCGCGCGGCTCCGGCTGCAGGAACGCAAGGGCGAACTCGTCGACCGGGCACGGGCGACGGCGCTCGTGTTCCGGCTCGCCCGCGAGGAGCGGGACGCCTGGGCGAACTGGCCGGCGCGCGTCGCTGCTCTGATGGCAGCCGAGCTCGGTGTCGAGGCGCACCCGATGCAGAAGCTTCTGGAGACGCATGTCCGTTCACACCTCGCCGAGCTCGCCGAGGTCCGGCCGGAGTTTCGCTAGCGCGGACCCGCGGTTCGATGACCTGCTCGCCTTCGAGGGTGCGGAGGAGCTTTGGCAGTCGTGGCGCGACGGCCTCACGCCGGACCCGCTGCTCGACGTCTCGGAATGGGCGGATCGCCACCGCTTCCTGAGCCCGCGGGCGTCGGCCGAGCCGGGGCGCTATCGCACCGATCGCACGCCTTATATGCGCGCGATCGTGGATGCACTGTCGCCGTCGCATCCCGCACGGCGCGTCGTCTTCATGAAGGCGGCACAGGTGGGTGCGACCGAGGCCGGCAACAACTGGATCGGCTACGTCATCCACCATGCGCCGGGGCCGATGCTCAGCGTCCAGCCGACGGTCGAGCTCGCCAAGCGCTTCTCGCGCCAGCGCATCGACCCGCTGATCGCCGAGAGCCCGTCCCTGCGGGAGCGGGTGAAGCCGGCGCGCTCGCGCGATGCCGGCAATACGGTGCTGTCGAAGGAGTTCCCGGCCGGGCTTCTGGTCATCACCGGCGCCAACTCGGCGGTCGGCCTGCGCTCGATGCCGGCGCGCTACCTGTTCCTCGACGAGGTCGACGCCTATCCGCCCTCGGCCGACGAGGAAGGCGATCCGGTCGCGCTCGCCGAGGCACGCACACGCACCTTCTCCTGGCGGAGCAAGGTGTTCATGACCTCGACGCCGACGATCCACGGGATCTCGCGCATCGAGCGCGAGTACGAGGCGTCCGACCAGCGCCGCTTCTTCGTGCCATGCCCCCATTGCGGCCATCGCCAGTGGCTCAGGTTCGAGCGGCTGAAGTGGGACAAGGGCAAGCCGGAGACGGCGCACTACCTGTGCGAGGCCTGCGACGGCGCGATCGAAGAGCACCACAAGACGGCGATGCTGATCGCCGGCGAGTGGCGGCCGACGGCCGAGCCTTCCGATCCGGCGACGATCGGCTTCCACCTCTCGGCGCTCTACTCGCCGGTCGGCTGGCTCTCCTGGGAGGCGATCGCGCGCATGTGGGAGGCGGCCACCACCGACGAGGCCAGGCGCAGCTTCAAGAACGGCGTGCTCGGCGAGACCTGGATCGAGACCGGCGAGGCGCCCGACTGGCAGCGGCTCTACGAGAGGCGCGAGGACTTCGCCGTCGGCACGGTGCCGGCCGGCGGGCTGTTCCTGACCGCCGGCGCCGATGTCCAGAAGGACCGGATCGAGGTCTCGATATGGGCCTGGGGCCGGGGCCTCACCAGCTGGCTCGTCGACCACATCGTGATCGACGGCGGCCCGGAACACGCTTCAGCCTGGGCGGAGCTCTCCGTACTGCTCGACCGCACTTGGCCGCACGCACACGGGCAGCGGCTCGGCCTCGCCAAGCTCGGCATCGACACCGGCTACGAGGCGCCGGCGGTCTATGCCTGGGCGCGCCAGACCGGCTTCGCGCAGGTGGCGCCCGTGAAGGGGGTCGAGGGATTCAACCGCGCCGCGCCGGTGGTCGGGCCGAGCTATGTCGACGTGACGACGAGCGGCCGCAAGCTTCGCCGCGGCGCGCGGCTATGGACGGTGGCCGTCGCCACCTTCAAGAGCGAGACCTACCGGTTCCTGCGGCTCGGCCGGCCGACGGAGGACGAGCTCGCCGAAGGAGCGCAGTATCCCGCCGGCTACGTCCACCTGCCGAAGGGGACGGAGGCCGAGTGGGTCAAGCAGCTCGTCGCCGAGCAGCTGGTCACAGTGAAGACAAAGCGCGGCTTCCAGCGCCTCGAATGGCAGAAGCTGCGCGAGCGCAACGAGGTCCTGGACTGCCGTGTCTACGCGCGCGCCGCCGCCTGGATCGCCGGGATCGACCGCTGGAGCGAAGCGATCTGGCGCGACCTCGAGGCGCAGGTCACGGCAAAGGCTTGCCCCGAACCCCGATCCGGGGATGGCGAGAAGGGAGCGCCGCCCGTGGCGGATGATCCGTCTACGGAGGAAGGCTCCACCGAGGCGCCTTCGGCAGGACTCCTGCGCCGTGAGCGGCGGACGCGCGGCCGGCGCGTGTTCACCCCGAGCTACTTGAGCTGAACCCGAGACCCATGACGCTCGAAGAGATGATCGCGCGGCGCGATGCGCTGCTCGCCGCCCGCTTTCGTGGCGTGCGCACCGTCGAGGTCGAAGGCCGGCGCATCACCTATGCGACCGATGCCGAGATGGCCGCCGCGCTCGCCGACCTCGAGCGTCGCATCGCCGAGACCAAGGCGGGCGCCCGCCGACGCATCGTGCGCACCGCGGCGAGCAAGGGGCTGTGAGCGGCATGTTCGGTACGATGCGGCGCTGGCGCCGGCAGGTCGGCGCCTTCATCGGCGGCTTCGAGGCGGGCGAGGCGAGCCGGCGGCTCCGGCATTTTCAGCCGAGCCGGGCGCATCTCAACACGCTGATCGCCGCCGCCGGCGCCGACATCACCGCGCGCGCCCGCTGGCTCGTGCGCAACAACGGCTATGCGGCGAATGCGATCGAGAGCTGGGCCGGCAATGTCGTCGGCGATGGGATCAAGCCGTCGTCGCTGATCGCCGATGCCGATCTCAAGGCGCGCGTCCAGCGGCTCTGGCTCGACTGGACCGACGACAGCGACGCCGAAGGCTTCACCGATTTCTACCGCCAGCAGCGCCGCGCCGCGCGCGAGGTGTTCATCGCCGGCGAGGTGTTCCTCCGCTTCCGCCCGCGCCGGCCCGAAGACGGGCTCGTCGTGCCGCTGCAGCTGCAGATGATCCCCTCCGAGATGCTGCCGCTCTCGCGCAATGAGCAGGTGGCGGGCGGCAATGTCGTCCGCCAGGGCATCGAGTTCGACCGCATCGGCAGGCGCGTCGCCTACCACTTCCTGCGCCGCCATCCCGGCGACGTGACCGATCCGGGCCTCTCCGGCGAGACGGTGCGGGTGCCAGCCTCGGAGGTCATCCACGTCATCGACCCGGTCGATGCCGGACAGCTGCGGGGGATTTCTCGCTTCGCGCCGGGCATCGTGAAGCTGTTCCTGCTCGACCAATACGACGATGCCGAGCTCGACCGGAAGAAGGTCGCGGCGATGCACGCGCTGTTCATCACGACTCCGGCGCCGGCCGAGCCGTTCGATGTCGCCGAGAGCGACGAGGCGGGCGAGCGCACCATGGACCTGCAGCCCGGCCAGATCGTGATGCTGGAGCCTGGCGAGGAGGTGCAGATCTCGGCGCCGGCCGATGTCGGACAGACCTACGAGCCGTTCCAGTACCGCACGCTCCTGCAGGTCTCGGCCGCGCTCGGTCTGCCTTACGCGTATCTCTCGAACGACATGCTGAAGGCGAACTACTCGAACTCGCGGCTGGCACTCCTGGAGTTCCGCCGCCGCGTCGAGGCCTACCAGCATGCCGTCATGGTCTGGCAGATCTGCCGGCGCGTCTGGGCGCGCTGGATGGATACGGCCGTCATGGCCGGCGCTCTCGACCTTCCCGATTACGAGGCGCGCCGCCGCGACTACATCGCCTGCTCGTGGCTGCCGCCGAAGTGGGACTGGGTCGATCCGCTGAAGGATGCCCGCGCCGAGATCGAGCAGATCGAGGCAGGGCTCAAGAGCCGCACCCAGGCGCTCGCGGAGCGCGGCTACGACGCCGACCAGGTCGACGCCGAGATCGCCGCCGACCGCGAGCGGGAGCGTCGGCTCGGGCTTTCGTTCACCGGGGCGCGCGCCGATCCGATCCCGGCTGATCCGGAGCAGCCGGCATCCGCACCCGCCGCCGATTGAGGCCTCGATGACATCACATCCCGTAATGCTCCGGCTCTCGGGCCGGCCGCTGGCGATCGCGCCGCGCGCGCTCGACGCGCTGCTTGTGGCTGGACGCTCGATCGAAGCTCGGCCGGCCATGCTGCCTGTCCGAGAGAGCGAACCGGCTGCGTGCGGCTACATAGTGACTGACAGCGGCGTCGCCGTAGTTCCGATCGTCGGCCCGATGGTCGCGCGCGGCGACTGGCTGACGGAGTTCTTCGGCTTCAGGAGCTATGGCGATGTGGCGGAAGCCGCCGAGGCTGCATTCGCCGATCCCGCCGCGCGCGCCGTGCTGCTCGAGCTGGACTCGCCCGGCGGCGAGGTGGGCGGGCTGTTCGATCTGGTCGACCGTCTCGCCGCCATGCGCGACGAAGCAAGCAAGCCGCTCTGGGCGGTGGCGCACGAGAGCGCGCTGTCGGCCGCCTTCGCCATCGCGAGCGCCGCGGACCGGCTCTACGTGACCCGCACCGCGGAGGTTGGCTCGGTGGGCGTCGTCGCGATCCATGTCGACGAGAGCGCCGCCGACGCGATGGCCGGGCTCAAGTGGACGCTGATCCACGCCGGCGCGAAGAAGGTCGACGGCAATCCCCACGAGCCGCTGTCGGTCGAGGCCTTCGCCGACATCCAGGCCGATGTCGACGCGCTGCATGAGGAACTCGTCGCGCTCATCGCACGCAATCGCGGGATGAACCCAGACGCGGTCCGCGTAACAGAGGCCGCCATCTATCGCGGCCAGCGCGCAATCGACATTGGCTTCGCTGACCGCGTCGGCAGCTTGGACCAGGCGCTCGCCGACCTCGCCGACAGCCTCGTCCCCTCGCGTCCTCGTCTGGCCCAGCCGCGCGGCAGTGGCGCCGCGTCCCCACAACTGCCAAGGAGAACATCCACCATGACCACCGACACGACCACGAACGTGCCTCCCGATCCTGATCCGGTGGAGGCGCCCGAGACGCCTGAAACCGATCCGGTTGCGCCCGCGCATCCGGCCCCTGCAGTCCAGCCGGCCCAACCGGAACGGCCCGCCGCGTCGGCTCCTTCGGCTGACACGGCTGAGCGCCTGCGCGCCGAGTACGCCGAGATCGCGGCGATCGCGGCGCAGGCGGGCCGTCTCGGCGTCGCCATCGACGCGGCCGAGGCCATGGCCAAAGGGATTAGGCCCGACGCGCTGCGCCGCTCGGTGCTCGACGCGCTGAGCCAGCGCGCCGAGGCGAACGCCGTGGTCGCCGCGGCACCGCAGATGCCAGCCGCTGGTGACAGCCCCATCGTCCGCCGCGCCCGAGAGCGCGCCGCAACCTCAAACCGCAACGCATGAGGAGGTGACCCATGCCTGTGCTGACCATGCCGCCCACGCTGGGCGATCTTCTCAAGTACGAGCTCAACGCCAGCTACTGCCGCGAGACCGTGACGCTCAAGGCTGGAACGAGCTACGCGCTCGGCTCCGTCCTCGGCCGGATCACTGCGTCGGGCAAGTACCGGCTTTCGCCGGCCGCCCAGGTCGTGGGCGACGAGGGCGCGGAGGTCGCGACGGCTGTCCTGATCGAAGCGGTCGATGCGACCGCCAGTGACAGGACCGGCCTCGTCGTTGCCCGCGGGCCCGCGATCGTCTCCAAGGCGGCGCTCGTCTTCGACGCGTCGGTCGATGACGCGACCAAGACGGCCGCCAAGCACGCCGAGCTCAGCGCCGCTGGCATCGTGCCGCGCGACACCGCCTGATCCTCGCTCGTCAGGTCCAATCCGTCACCGGCTCCGAGGCTTCCGCCTCGGGGCTTTTTTCATGCCCGTTCCAGCCCAAGGAGACCCGACCCCATGGTCGCCATGATCAACCCGTTCGACGCGGGCGGCTACTCGCTCGCCGAGATGACCCAGGCCATCAACATCCTGCCCAACGTCTACACC